TCGTGCAGGAAGGCTGCTGCCATATCAGCATAAAAGGCGGGGGTGTCGGCCCCGTACTCTTTGGCCACGGCGCAGTAATCGCTGTACATCATGCAGAGTGTGACCCAAAAATCGGTGGAGTGGCAGGTGATCTTGCGGGAGCTCATGAGCTGAAAAGCAGTCTCATAGCTCCAGTGCGGCCCGGTGGTACCGTCGGCGTTTTGCATTGCGCCTACCCACTTTTTAGCCTGGTCCATGGTCAGATGCTCAGATCCGGCGCCTGCTTGTTCCGGCTCTTCGCCGTGCGGGTTGAGTTTCTTTAAGCCGTTCAGGCTGTTGATGAGGTCGAGTGCATCGCGCAGATCGCGGTGGCAGAGCTCACCTTTCGCTCCGATTTTTTTGAGCTCCTCCAGCATCTGCTGGCGCAGATTCTCAAATTCGCGCATGGCTTACGCCCTCCCCGCCTGCTTCACAGTGGCCATCTGAGCAAAGGTCACGCTTGCGGCAGCGGCGCCGACGACCCACCCATAAAGCTGGAGGGTGTGGGAGTTGCAATCGCAGGGGATGCTGCGCAGCATATCGGTGGTGATGGACACGGTAGCATTGGCAGCAGCGGTCACGGTTCGCCGAGTTTCGGGCAGCAGCACACCGTCCAGATACAGGCCGATGACGATATCGCCCGCAGCGGTCGCCAGAGCCTGGACGTTTGCCCAAGCCTGATAGAGCCCGGCGTTGTTGATTTTTACTGCTGCCTGTTCAGGACTGAGGGAGACGCCCGTATTGGTGAGGACGGTGCCAGTCAGGCCCAGAGGGGCCGGGGTAGTGGTCAGCGCCTGCGTGGCGGTGTTGTAAGACTCGACGGCACTCTTATAGTGCGGATTTTTCATGCAGGAAGTCATAAAAGAATCATCTCCTTAAAATAAATGCCCCCACAGCGCTTGCCGTGGGGGTCGTGCGCTGTTAAAGCGAAGATGTGGGGGATTTAAGCCGCGTTGCCCCAATAGGCACCGCAGCCGGGGTTAGGAGCCGGGCCCCATGCGGGGGCCAGCTGGTAGGCAAAGGGCGATGCCTTAGGGATGCCGCAAACAGCCTGCTGGATGGCGTTCTGCATATACTGCTGAGTATATGCCCGCTCCAGATCGCCGTAGCGATTGGCTGCCAGCTGCTCCAGCACCTTCTGGATGCCTGCCGTCTGGTTCTCCTTGATCGCCGCCGCAAAGTTGCTCATGTCATAGCGGACAGAGTCGATATTGCGGTTGGTCTCACAGCAGCAGATCTGCTGCTGTGCAAAGCCAGCGTTGGAGGCACTTTCCAGGTCGCGCAGCTCGCCGAGGATGTCATAATTGCCGTCCTTCACGGCGGCAGCGACGTCATAGACGCCCTGCCGGGTCGCGGCCACGCCCTCGTTGTTCTGCCGCTCCAGCGCGGCAAAGTCCGTGGAGCGCTGCACGTCGCCAGCAGTAGCCACGTTAGGAGGCACGCTCATGCCGCTGCCAAAGCCCAGACCGCCGCGCATACACATCACGACGATCAGCACCAGGACAACCAGCGCGAAGATCCAGAAACCAGCGCCCATGCCGCTCGTAGTCTCATCGGTCATTGTCAAAAACCACCTTTCAAAAATTTTGTAAGCTTATTTCCAAGCCCCTGTGCACCGGGGCCGTGGAGCATCGTGATGACGTCGTCCAGAGGGACGCCGTTCTTTTCGGCCAGCCACCTGGCCATGCTTTCGGGGTCACGGCTGCCCGTGTATCCCTCAAAAACGCCGGACTTGTCGCAGTAGTCCATAAGGGCCTTCTGCGGGTTCTGCGCCGCGTTGATGACGGCGATAACCTGCCGGGCCTGCTTCATGATGCCGGGCAGCTGGCTCATGAGCGTGCCCTGAGACGCCTGCGGGGCTCTCTGAGGGCCGATTCTGTTTGCAAGAGGATTGCTCATTGTGTGGCCTCCTTCTTCGTCTTGGGGGTCGGCTGTGCGGCTGTGGGCTTCATGGCCAGATACTGGCCTATCAGCTCCTGGGCTTTGGCGTCCACGATTTGTTCCACGTCTGCCCGTGTGAGCTGCTGCCCGCCGGGGACAGATGCAGCGGGGCTCAGCATGGCCGGGTCGATTTGTTCAAAGCGGTAATACTCCGCCGGAGCGTAGCCCATGGCGTTTGCGGTCTTAACGGCGAAAATCTGGTCGGACTGCACCATGATCCATTTTGTTTCGCCCCGGTCCACGCTCACTTTGTCCACGTCGGCGATGGTGGGCACCATGATCCACGGGTCTTTTTGTTCCGGCTGGGCCTGCGCCGCCGTTGGTGCAGCAGCGGCGGATTGCATCCAGCCAAATTCCCGGGGCGGTGGCGGTAAAGGCTTGCCTGTGTAAGGATCATACAAATACGGCATATAAATCCCTCCTTGCGGCTCCATCTTACCAGCTTTCCAGAATCCGTGCGTCAAACGAACGTCAAACGAACGCCAAAAAGAAAAAGCGCCCACACGGCACAAAGCCGCATGAGCACTTTTTCTTTTTACGCTCATTGAACACAAAATTTTGCAAAAAGTCTTGACTTTTATGCTCAATGAGCGTATAATATAGACAGTGAAAGACACCACGCAAATGGAGGAAACGAAAATGACGATGAACAGCTTTGAAATCAAAAAGAAGATCGTTCTTGCAGGCGACAGTTGCATTTTTAAGGACTGGGCCGCTCACTCTACCATCACCATGGATGAGTTTGTCTCGGCGCTCCAGTGGGTGTGCGAGGACGCACTGGACAAAAACGGCAAACTCACCCGCGAGATCGCGCTTGCTCCAGACCGTATCGTGAAGCTGCGCCGCTCTAATGACCGCTTTGGTATGACTGCCTTTTATGAGTACCCCATCGACAACGGCGGCGACGGCGTTCTTGGCTCTCTCTGGAGTGGTGAGAGATTCCCAGATGGATTCATCCACAAAGTGACGCTCTCTGCAAAAGACCGTGTTTGACGCTTGAAAGGAGAAGAAAAATGTATACTACTGCTGAGCTTTTTGTTATGGCAACCAACCCTGCAATCTCTCGTGAGGCTTTCCTCAACAATGTCAACCTCAGTGTCCCGGACGATGCTGACGGGTGCGCCGATCTGGACGCCGAGAAGGAAAGACTGTCCGCCATTTGGGATGTGGCTCACCTGCCTATGCGGGATTTAGTGGCCCGCTCTGGCCTGTCCAAGACCGCTTTTGCCAAACGGGCCGGGGTTCCTTACCGCACACTCCAAGGCTGGTGTGGCTGTACAAGAGAATGCCCTGTGTATGTCCGCTTTTTGCTGGCCGAGCATTATAAACTGCTGTGAAAAAAGTTGTTCATTGAGCATAAAATTTTTGTAAAATCCTTGACTTATACGCTCAATGAGCGTATAATAGAGACAGTGAAAGACACCATACAAACACATGGAGGTAACCATTATGAGAAACGCTTATGAAATCGCTGCCGATATCCGCAACTCCAATGAGTGGGACAACGACTTGTGCGCAGAGCTGTGCGAGGCCGCTGATATGACCGCCGAGTGGGACGCAGCAGACGGGGAAAGCTTTGAATCCGTCGTGTATGCAGCATCCAAGAAGCTTGGCGTGGAAATCTAAGATAAAACAAAAAATCCCCCAGGTGATGCGCGAACATCGCCCGGGGGATTTTTTGTGAAAGACACCTCTTGGAGGTGCATGGATAGTATACCACAAATCCACATAAAAAGCAAAACCCCCGATGCTCCAAACGGAACACCGGGGGTTTACTTTACTCAAAAAATTTGTCGATGCCGTCCAGCCGGGCCGAAACCGACTGACGGCAGTAGTTGACCTGTGCTGCAATGTCCGGCAGCGGGAGCCGCTCAACGTACCGCAGTAAGGCTATCTTACGGTCTACCCTCCCAAGCGGTGCGCTTTTGATAGCGGCTGTCATCTGCTGTCGGTCAAGTCCTTGCAGCGCAGCGGGTAGCACTACGCGAGCCGCCGCCACAGGTAGCACCGAGCCAGAAAGGCTGCGGCAGCTGTCCGGCGTTGCGCACCATTACGGTGACGTTACCGAGATGGTCGATTTTGTTGACCTTAACAAAATCGCAGAATGTTTTCGTAAAGTCACGAAAACGTCTTTGTGCGGCGTACATTTTGTTGACGTTAGCAAAATGCTCGTATGTAGTGCTTGCCATGATATCCTCCTTACTTCTTTTCCAGCGCCGCTTTCATGCGGTCAAAGAAAAACTGGATAATGGTGCCGATGGTCTCATCGGTGATGGCCCACGAAATGAATCTGCCCCACTTGCTGGCGTTGAGGGCCATGCGGAGCATTTGCGCCACCCACGCCTTGCGCTCTGCGCCTCTCTTGGTGCCTTGAATCTCATGCTCTGCCTGCTCGATCAGGTCAAGGACGGTGCCCTTGACAGCGGCACCATAGCCCAGCCGGATGCAGCCCAGAGCATAAAAGATAAAGCCGCCCAGCATGAGCACGAGGGCCACAGGGGCAGGAAGTGCGGTCAAAAGGTTACTGATTGCTTCCATGATTGGTGACTCCTTTCAAAAGATAGTTGTCGATGTCGGTGCGGCTCTTTTGCATCCCCTCGCGATTGTTGCCGGACAGCTGCGCGTCCAAAAGGTTGCGTACCCCGTTGAGGGTAAGACGACTCACCTCGTCGATTTCGTCAAAGCGGCGCAGGTCGCGGGCAAGGGCCTGTGTGTGTTGGAGCTGCCCTTGCTCTAAGGTGCCGATGCGCTTGTCCAGCTCATCCAGCCGCTTGTTCTGCACGTTGTCCGGCTCCTGCGCCTTCTTGATGTACTTGTGGATGATTTCCAGCACCTTGTCGATGGTGATGGCCGCAGCGCACAGGCTGCCCAGGATGCCAACCACCCACAGCAAAGCTTCTTTTTCGGTCATTTGCCCTCCCGAAGACGGGTCAGACCCTTCTTGCGGATGATTTTCGGGTAGTTGACGGTGGTCACGTTGAGGTCAACGTTGCCGGAGATGCCAGGCACGCGGCCCTTGCTGGTGTGCTGGTGGGCGTTGTAGTGGTAGCCGACGGCGGGAGTTTTGCCCGTGTAGTCAGCAAGCCAGACGTCCCAGCGGTTTGCAAGGCGGCCCATGTCCAGCTCCGTGTTGGAGTAGTGGGTGTAGGTGTACAGCTGGGCGTAAAAGCCCATTTTCTCCACCTGTTCCAGCGCGTAGGCGGTAAGGTTTGTGAGGTCGAGGGTGGACAGCTGCTTAATGCTGTTTTCCTCCACGTCCACCGCGAGGGGCATGGTGAGCTCTTTTCCGCGTACCGCTTTCCGCACAAGGGCAAGCTCTGCATCGGCCATAGCCTCGCTGGTGGCGTAGGTGTAGTAATAGACGCCCACGTCCAGCCCGGCAGCCTGGGCGTTGCGGTAGTTGGTCTCAAAGGTGGGGTCGATGTACAGGCCGTCTGCCCGCTTGGAAAGCTTGCGGTTGGTGGATACCGTCTTGAGCATGGCCCCCTTGTAGCCAGCCGCTTTGACCTTGCGCCAGCCGTCGAGGGTGATTTTGCCCTGATAGCGGCTCACGTCGAGATAGCGGTAGGGAGGCTCACCCGTCCAGCCGGGCACGGTGTCCACTGTGGACACTTTTTCAGGAGCGGGGGCGTCCGGCTCCTCTGCCTTGTCTCCGGCAGCGTGGGAGAGGGCCGCCAGCAGCTTGGAGATAAACTCGAAAAATGCATTCATCTTGCGCCGCCTTACTGCCCAAGGGCTTCTTTGATGGCTTCCAGGTCGTCGGTGGTCAGGGCCGGGTAATCTGCCGCAATGTCTTCAAAGGTCTCACCAGCGGCCAGCTGGATGCGGAACGCCCGCACCATGATGCGGAGTTTCAGGTTGCTGTTCAAAGTTTTCATTCGTTGCTTCCTCCAATCAAATCAGCCATCATGAGCACAAGGTCGTTGTTTGCCGCTTCCAGAGCGTCCATGCGCCCCGGCACTGCTTCCAGCTCTGCCTTTTTCTTTGCTTCGGCGGCAGCGGCTTCCTTTGCCTTTTCCTGCGTGGCCAGCTCCTCAGCGGTCGGGGGCGGCACAGCGGCCACCGCGTAACCGCTCTTGCCGTCCTCAATCATCCACCGGGTGTCTCCGTCCCCACAGGCGGCATTGTGCTTGTTCACGGCCAGCGCCATCGCGGCGTAAGCGGTGCACTCTTCCTGTGTCACCACAGGCTTTGCGAGGGTGTAGCCCAAAGTGATAGTGTTCATGTGTGTACCTCCTCCTTACTTCCAGCGGCCAGCGGAAATCCAGTGCGCATAAATACCACTATTGGAGCCGATTTTGAAACCAGTGCTACTGGTATCATAAATCCACACGAATTCGGTATTAGTCGCGCCAGATGCCCCACCCCAGTGCCTAGAAACCGTAGTGAACGGTGTAGCAACAAATGCAACAGGGTAGGTGACGACTTCTGGAATTTGGCCGTTAAAAGCCGCTCCATAGCAAATCTGTGTCCCGTCGCCAAAACGGATGTAGCCGGGGCCGTAGGCGACAATGGCTGTTAATCCGATGCTGGCATCACTCCTGAAATCAATGTGCATACTGCCGTCTTTATCGACAGTTTGAACAAGAACGCTTATAGAAAGCGGATGGTCAGAAAGCCGAAGGTTATAGCCGCCCAATTTGTTGGAATTGTCTGCGGTATCGTGCAGACCAAGTTTTCCCGCCAGCAGCTCATCCACAGCGGCTTTGCTGTAAAAAATAATGTTGCCGTCGCTGTCGTAGATGACGTCCTTGTTCGCCTTTTCGTCAAGCGCTGTACCCACGGCAGCAGCGTCGGCGGGGGCGTTTTCGGTCTTGAGGGTTTTGTCCGTGTTCGCCCGGGTGCCAGCCAGCAACGCAGCGGCCTCGGCCCGGTCGGCGTCGGTATTGGCGCTCTGGGCGCTGGATGCGGCGTTGCTCTCCGAGGTGGCCGCCGCGCTGGCGCTGCCGGAGGCGGCGGTGGCGGAGCTTGCAGCGTCCCCGGCAGAGGTGGCAGCAGCCTCTTTGCTGGCCTGTGCCGTCTGTTCGGATGCAGCCGCGTTGGCAGCGGCGGTCTGGGCGGCTTGGGTGGAGTCGGCCACCTGCTGCAAAGCGGCGTCGCGCTCATCGTCCACGGCCTGGACGGCCTCGGTCTGCTTGGCCGTCACCGCGTCGGTGGCAGCGGTCTGTGCCTGCTGTACGGCGGTGGTGGCCGTGGTCTGGGCGTTCTGCACCGCCTGCACCGCGTCGGTTTTAGTCTGCTCGATGCCTGCCACAGCGTCCGTGGCTTTCTTCTCGCTGGCCTTGGCGTTGGTGGCAGCAGTCTCAGCGGCGGCCTTGGCCGCGTCGGCCCGGGTGCCGGCTTCTTGGGTGAACTGCTGGCAGTACTCGCCCATCTGTGCGAGGTCTTCCCGGACCTCCACGCCCTTTTTGGCCTTGCGGATGCCTGAGATGACCTCTTCAAAGGTCTTGGTCATAAGCTTATCACTCCTGTCGGTGTGTCGTAGATGGTATCGGTCTCAAAATCAAAGGTATCCCACAACCAGTCCGCGCCCGCATCGGCGGTGATGTTGCGCTTGTAGGGGTTGCAGGTGCCCTCGATGCTGAAGGTGATCTCCGTGCGCCCGCGCTCCACCACGTCCACCCGCCACAGGCCCAGCCAGTACCATGTGCTGTCCTCATCAAAGATGCAGCGCAGCCACTGGCCCTGCAACGCGTTTTCGAGGGCGCTCTGGATGGTGCTCCACTGGCTCTTTTTGGCCTTGCACAGCAGCTCCATCTTGATGGTGCGCTGCTTGTAGTGCACCTCGCCGTCCAGCGCCCGGGACAGATCCAGCATAAAATCGGAGCCCGGGACGTTGACAAGCATCGTCTCAGGCTCTGCGCCGGAAATGGTGGGGCTGCCCACTTTCATGTACAGCCCCAGGTCCTTCAGGGTGTGGATACTGCCGATCTGTGCGCCTTGCAGCATCAAGCATCACCCCCGGAGCCGTATTTGGCGGCGTACTCTGCAAGGCTTTCTTGCCGTCGGCGTTCCCGCTCCTCATCGGACACAGGATCATAAATCAGATGCTCGCCGTCCCACTTGTAATCGCTGCCGCCGTCTTTGGCTGTCTCGTCGGTGGGAAAAGTGTCGAAGATGACAGTGCCGGGCGGGAAGAAATCGGCGTCGTGGTCGGTTGCGAGCCATACACCGTTGTAAATCCTCCCGTCCGATGCTACTTTTGCAACGAACTTGCAGTTTTGCCCATCAATAAGCATAAATCTCACCCCTTACATGAAGCCGAAAACTTTGGTCGGGATACAAACAGAGTCGTCAACCTCCCAAGAATCCGAGATGTTTGTGGTCTGAGAAGACAGACTGTCCATTTGCAGTTTGAATGTGACCGTGAGGCCATTGGAGCTTGCCGGGAAATAGTCGTTCAGGGTATACTGCAAATAGCGGCGATAGCCCTGATAAATGCGAATCTCGTTGTCAAAAACGGCAACGTCACGGCGCTGGAGGGTGTTCCATGGGAATGAGAGCGTCACAGGCTGGCCCGTTACCGGGATGACGGCATAGGCCGTGCCGACGCGCTGTGTATAGGACTCTGTGGGCTTCCAGAAATGCTCTTTGTAGTAAGTGCCGCTGCTCTCAAACATCAACCAAACGTAATTGCAGTTTTTGGAATCGAACGGAATTGCGAGATATCCCGGATTGCTCGGAATATTGATGTAGGAACCAAATTTAAGGCCGGATGGAGTGATATCCATGTTTCGGATGCCGTAAAACGTGATTTTGCCGGAATCAATGGTGCAGCTGCCGTTGCCGTCGGTGATGGAGATGGAGCCGGACTTGACGTTGACCCGGCTGCTGCCGTCGGTGACCAAAATGCCATCGTTGGAAATTTGGACGTACTTTCCGGCGAGGGACTCATGCCCCACTTTCAGGCCCGTGTTTTTGTCAAACGCGAGGTAGTTGGTGGCCGTTTTGGCCGCTTCCTCAATGCCTGCCTTGTTCTCCTTCTGGTACTTGTCCACGAGCTTGTAAATGTTGCCGGAATACTTCTCCGACGTGGAGGTCTGTTCCTCCAAGAGGTTGGTTTTGCCGAGGTTCGCCACCTGTCGGTCGGTCAGGGTCTGGCGCGTCATGCCGAAGGTAAATTCCTTCTTGCTGGGGTCGTCCAAGGGCTCCACCAGCTTTGTGCAGAGCATCACCACGTCGATGCTGTGGGGCTTGCTGATAATATGGGCATAGCTGGCAAAGGTCAGGCGGTCTTTGTCAAAGCCAATGTTGCCCGCGTCCACAAGGTCCACCGCCTTCACGGTGTAGCTCATGGTCATGAACGAGTTTTTCTGTAAGTCCTGCACAGCGGCGCCGAAGAGGGTGTCTGGGTCGTCGGCGTCGTAGTCGGCCACTTTGGAGATGACGCCGAATTTTGCCACCGCCGCGTCGTTCTGGATCCAGTTGCAGTCTCCGTCAGCCTGATACAGACGATAAGAGTAGCCTTCCGGTTTGTACTTTTTGATGGCCTCAGCAGAGGTTTCTTTGATACTCCACCGCTCTTCGTGGTCGGCCACCTCTTGGGTTTTGCCCCACCACAAAAATTTCCAAATCCACTCTGTGCGGGTCACGGTGTGCTTGTTGCCCGTGGGGTAGACCCGGGTAAACATCGAGTTGGTGTCCGTCTTCTCGGTGAAATCCAGCAAATTCACGCCGTACTCGATGGTTTGGTTTACCAGCCTGTCGGCCTCGAAAGCCTGGTCGCAATAATTTAAGACGTTGTTGCCCGTTGTGGGGTTGTAGGTGCAGTAGGCATAGCCGCCGTATACCTTGAGCACCATCTTGTCGATGATGTCCCAGGTGCTGCCGTAGTCCTCGCCCACGCCGTAGGCGTCCATATCGCCGTAGTGCACCACCAGATCACCCAGCGCGGCGGTCACGGTGCCCAGCTCAAAGCGCTTCATGCGCATCTCGCCGCACTGCTGGTTGTGGGCGCTGATGAGGTGCTGCAAAAACTGCGCCAACTTCCCCTCGTAGTTGAAGGGCGTGATGGCCGAATCGTTGAAGTAGGAGAGGGCTCCTTCGCAGTACACCGCCCTGCGGTTGTACCAGTCGGCTTCATGGCTCAGAACGCGCCCGCGCCAAATCTCTTTGGGGGTGCTTTCGTTGCCGTTTGCGTCAAAGTCGCTTTGCTCCACCGTGATGCAGGTGGACATTTTTTGCAGATTGTTGTACTGCGGGTGTGTGCGGGCCATGGTAAAAGTAAGGCTGCCGCCCTTGCTCACCTCACGGGTGAGTTTGGGCGACAGCACAAACGTTGCCAAGCTTTCCGCATCCCCGCGTCCTTTGGGCCGAGGATGCAGCAACCGCTTGTCCTCGGGGTTGCCAAAGGGATACGCATAGATACGATACATGGTTTAGTTGCCCCTTTCTGCCAGTGTGGCCAGCTGGCCCAGCTGCGCGTCGATGGACGGTGCCAGAGCACCCACCAGCGTGCCGTCGTCCAGCTTGATGACGGTGTTTGCCGTCTGGGGAAGGTACTGCTGCACCACGTTGTACAGCGCGTCCACGGACTGCTGCATTTTCTGCTGGTAGGCGTTGAGCTGGGAGCCGGAGCCTCGGGGATTGAATCCGTAAGGGTCCGAAAGCAGATCATAGCCCGCATAGGCCCGCTGGTTGCCGTACCAGTAGGCGTCCTGGATGTCTTTATAGCTCAGGGTGCTGCTGGTGACGGCAGAGGCCGCAGAGGAGCTCTTCTTTTTGAGGGCAGAGCCCAAAGCGATGCCGCCAGCCAGCGCCGTCACGCCCAGGATGGCCGCCAGGATGGGGTGCGCCATCACCAGCGAGACGATGCCGGACAGGCTGGACATGATGCTGGCAGCCATGCCGGAGAAGCTGGAAGCAATGCCGGAAAGGGCGCTGCCGACGCCGCCGGACTTGCCCAGACCGTCCAGGATGGCAGAGAAGCTTTGTACCGCCGTCCCGGCGTCCGTAACGCCCGCCGCAAGGCCATCAGAGAAAATGGCTTTGATGGAAGACGCCGCAGAGCCCAGACCGCCGCCCGCGTATGCCTGGTTGACGGCGCTGAGAGCATCGGCGGCCCATTTGGCGATGATCTGGCGCTGGTTCTGATCCACCTGCCCCCAGATCAGCTTTGCAAAGTCCAAAGCCAGACCGCTCCAGTCCTTGCTCTTGATATCAGAGACGACGCTGCGGAACAGGCCAAAGACGCCGCTGGACCATTCGCTTTTCGCCTGGTTCAAAGCCGCGTCGATGCGGCTTTGCGTTTCGGTGACGGAAAGCAGCACATTTTCGACGCTCTTCTCCACCTTCTTGGAGCCATCTGCCGCAATGGTCGTGACCTGCTTCACGGTCTTTTCGGTGCCGTTGATGATCTCAGTCCATGTGTCGGTGATGGTCTTTGTGGTCTCGTTGGCTGTGCCCTTCAGCTTTTTGGTGGTGCCGTCGTACACGTCGTAAAGGCTGTTGGCCGTTTCCGTCACGCGCTTGATGCTGCCCACAATGTTGCCGGACCCCTGCACGATCTCCGTCGTGGTGTCCTTGAGGGAGCTGGTGAGCTTTTTGGTATCCTCAGCGGTCTTTTTGGCCGCAGAAGACGCCACCTTTGCCGCTGTGCCGGACGACTTGGCCGCCTCGGCCAGAGCTTTGGCGTTGCTGGCGGCGGTGAGGTTGTCCATGATCATGGAGTTGTGCTCTGATTTGTCTGCAATGCCCTCATCCTCCGCCGTGATATGGGGAACCTTGGAGTTCCCGGAACCAGGGTTAAAAAGTGTTAGGCCAGATTTTGCAGTTGCAGTGACCATCGCTTTTCCAGTCAAGCCGTTTATAAAGCTGTGATACATGTTTATGGCAATGTTGCCCAACTGAGACGGCAAAGTTTTGAGCCAGTTTAGCCCGCCAGCAACTGCCTTTTTGAAAGCATCCGTGACAAGGTTTGCCATGCTTTTAATGCCATCGGCCAGACCTTTTATCAAACCTGCTCCGATGTTTACCCAATTGATTGCCGAAAGCACCGCCAAAGTGGCTTCCATGATTTCCCCAAAATATTGTGGAATCATTGTGGCAGCTTGGAGGATGCCTTTGCCCAACTCGACAACAAGCTTGAAGCCGCCTTCCAGCAGCTTAGGGGCGTTGTCGTTGATGAGCCCGGCAATGTTGATGACGATATCCGGGATGTAGGCAAAGAGCTGGGGCAGACCCTCCACGATGCCGTTTGCGAGGCTGAGGATGAGGTCGATGCCGGCAGAGACGAACTGCCCGAAATTGGCCCGCAGCTCCTCCGTAAACTGCAACAGCTGGGGCAGGGCAGAGGCCAAGAAGGCGGGCACGCCCTCGGTAAAGCCGGAGGCCAGAGACTGCATCAGCTCCGTGCCGCTTTGCAAAATATTGGGGGCCAGCGTGGCGATGACCTCCGGGATACCCGCCACCACGTTTCCGACAGCGGGGAGAAGGTTGTCCAGCAGGTAGGTGCGGGCCGTGTCCGTCAGCGCCTGAAGGGAAGAGGTCAGATCTCCGCCCGTGGCCAGAGTGCCGAGCACGTTCTGGAACGAGGCGCTCATGGCCGAGAACGAGCCCGACAGGGTCGTGGCAGCTTCCTTGGCTGTGGTGCCCGTGATGTCCAGCTCACCCTGAATGACGTGGATGGCGTTGTACATATCGGCCAGGTTGCCCAGCTCATACTTCTGGCCGGACAACTTGGAAGCGTCCTCCAGCAGGCGCTGCATCTCGGCTTGTGTGCCGCCATAGCCCAGCTTGAGGTTGTCCAGCATGGTATAGTTCTGCTTGGCAAAGCCCTGGTAGGCGTTCTGGATGGCCGCCATATCGGTGCCCATTTTGTTGGCGTTGTCGGCCATATCGGTCATCGCCATATCGGCCACGATGGCCGCTGCCTTGGTGTTGTTGCCCAGACTGGACAGCAGGCTGGCCGCAAAGCTGGTAGTCTGCTCCATGTAGTCGTTGGCGCTCAGACCCGCCGTTTTATAGGCCTGCGCCGCGTTCTGCTTTACGATGCCTGCGCTGTCCTTAAACAGCGTTTCGATGCCGCCCAGGCTCTGCTCCAGCGCTCCGCCCGCATTGACGGACGCGGCGATGGTCTTGCCAATAGCCGCTGCGCTCAGCACGGTTTTCAGGGTGCTTGCGATCTTTCCGCCAAAAGCTTTTCCGAGTTCGACGCCAGCGCTGGAGATATCACCGCCCATCTCCTCGGTGATCTTGCCTTTGATACCCTCAGCCGAGGGGATGATCTGCACATAAGCTTTTGCAAGCTCAATTTTATCAGCCACAGCTTACACCTCCTTCCGCCGCACGCATGGCAGCCTCGTACTCTTCCGGGCTGTCAAAGCTCTGTACCAGGCCGCCGTCGGCCTCTGCATCCTCGCCCACCATGGCCGCCAGCAGAGAGGCGGGGTGCTCTCCCGGGCGTCCGCTCATTTCCCAGCTGATATGCCGCAGGCTGTCCACCATGGCCGCCTGCATTTGGGTCTCCATCGGGACCTCTTGTCCGGCAAAGCGCATCCGGCTGCGGCTTTCCGGCGGCAGCCCTGCGGCCAGCGTGGCCGCAAGGCGCACCGGGATGCTGCGCCAGTCCAGTACATGGTAGTACTGGGCAAAATCGCAAATCAGTGCGTCCTCATCCGATGCGATCAGGTCGGCGAGGCAGAGGAGTTTTTTCCGGCCTTCATGGACTGCATCAGCTCAGAGAGTGCAGCGCCCACCGCCGTGGTGGAGACGCGGCCCTTCTCGTTCCGCAGGTGGTCATACAGCTTTTTCTTGTTTTCCTCGCCCAGCAGCCGCTTCACAGCCGAAGGCATGGCGTAGGCGTTGCCGCCGTCCATGGCGGCAAAGTCCTCCAGAAGTTCCATATCGTCCAGAGCGGTCTCATCCAGATCCAGCTCAAAACCATCATTCATCTTTGCGATCATGCCTTATCTCCTTTGCTCTCAGTGACAGCGGCAGTCTGTTCGTTTTCAGACTGGCTCAGTTCCTTGGCAGCGGCAGCCTGTTCGTTTTCAGGCTGGCTCAGTTCCTTGGCTGCGGCAGCAGCCATGATGTACTCGTAGTGGGTCTGGCCCTTATCATCCGGCACAGCGGAAACGGTGGTCTCATAGCCCACAGCGCTGTTGTCGGCGTAGGTGATATCGCCCACCTCCGTCACGGCTGCATTGGGGATGACGACGCGCTTTTTGGTGTTGTTCTTCAGCAGCATTTCCACCACCCAGCTGCACGGGACGTTTTCCTCCGCGTTGGACTGGACGGAAATGCCTGTGGTCAGATCGCCCTTGACATTTTCGTCACCATACACTGTTTTGAGGACCTCCACGTTGGTGGCCTCGATGAGGGTAAATTTGAAGGTGTCGGCCTTTTCGCCCTGGGTGTTCAGCACGGTGTCGCCGCCCCATGCGGATTCGCTGGTGTTGGAGGGGCTGTTGGAGTTGGTAAGGCCATCCTTGGAAATGTAGCCCAAAGACTTGAAAGCCTCATTCAGCGCCGTGGTAGAGTCCGTGGGCAGCTGGGTGCCAAGAGGGGCGCGGAAAACTGCACCGCCCACTTTGGGCTTTGCAGCGGTAACATTTTTTGCGTTTGCCATAATAATCTCCTCTCTAATCGTCGTAATAGGTCACGTTAAAAATCGCTTGATAGCGGGGCAGCTTTCGGGTGACGTCCGGGAAATCGTAGTCCGTCACAAGGTCACAGGCAGAAATCTGGGGCAGAGCGGCCGCGTCCAGCATCACCTGCACGACTTGGTGGTTCATCTGCGCCGATGCAAACTTGGTTTTGCCGTAAGACTGCACCGCCATCGTGGCGGAAAAAAGGCCGTCGTTCAGATCCGAGCCTGTCTTCTGGAGGATACAAAAATTGCCGGAGGGGCGCTCCGGCATGGACAGGTAGCAGGGAAATGCGTTTTCGGTCAGGTAGTCCTGCAAAATTCGTTCGATCATTTCAGTGCCTTCAAAATGGAGTTGGTTTCGCTGTTTTCTTTGATGGCTTTCGGCGACACAGCCGTCACCTTTGCCACAGCGCGAGTCTTTTCGGTGTAGTAGGTGGCCTCGTATCCTTCGCCGAGACGGCTCTGGGCTGAGAAAGCGATCTTGTTCAGCCCGTTTTTCATTTCCTCGCTCCGCAGCAGCTTGCGCACGCCGGAGCTGTTCAGCTTGATCTTGACGTTACCCATACCGCTCCACCTTCACTTTCTTGTTCCATCGCATGGGGATGAGATGGTCGATGCCCTGAGTGGGCGCGCCGTAAGTGCGGAAATCCTGCCCGAAGAACGAGACCCGGACGTCGTCCCAGTCGTGGGTGTCGCCTTTGGGCAGGGCCAGCACATAGGCCAGATGATGGCCGTTGAGTTGCAGCTCCGAAACTACGTCCTCCGTGGAGGGCTCGCCAACGAGCACGTTGTGGACGGTTTCCGCCGTTTCGCTGTAGAGCGGCTCTCGGGCCTCATTTTCGCCCGTTTTGGTTTTGACGTAAAGAATGACGTCGATGCCTTTAAGCATTGCACAGACCCTCCAGAGGGCTGCGAGAGCCGATTTTGTCACCGACTCCCAGCAGCTTCTTTTCGAGTTTGGAAAGATACAGCTCGCCGGAGGAGCCGCCGCCCATCGTCCAGGACTGGGAATACCCCAGCGCCGACGCGGTGCCCTGCGTGGCCCCCATGGGGTAGGTGACGCCGCCTGCATCGCCGTCGTACAGCTGGCGGCGCACCATCCGGCAGGAGACCACTTTCTTGGCGTCTTCCTGGGCGTCCTTGTTGTAGGAGTCGATGATGAGGGCTGCTTCATCCAGCAGGGCGCTGCATTTGGGCTTCTCATCCTCGGAGAGTGTGCGGAAGCCCGCCTCCACGTCCTCCACGGTTGCGTAGCTCATGGTGTCACCCCCGGTCTGTTAGGCGTCGGTCTTGGTCAGTTTGTTGAAAACGCTGGTGTCGCAGCGGAAGCCCACCTCGATCTCGGCGCGGACGGCAAACATATTCTGCTGGAACAGGTTGATGGTATTGCTGCCATCGGTCAGGGTGGCCTGATCCGAAATGGAAATCTGCACGCCTTCCACGGTGCCGTACATGGCCTGCGTCCAGTCACCCGCAAAACCGACGACGTTTTTCTTGGCAGCAGTTGCGTCCGCAATGTAAGCAGCTTTGCTCTGGTAAGTGCGTGCGCCCAGGATCATGGGCACCGCGCCCTCGGCGACGCTGTTGATGAACAGGGGCCGCTTGTTGCCGTCCACGGCGCTCAGCAGGATGGATTTGCCTTTGGGGGAAATAACAAAGCCGTTCAGGATGCCGTCATGATCTGCAATGTCGGCGTCCGCAGCCACCAGACCGTTGTAGGTGTTGGTGCCGATCTCCTGTGCCGTGCAGTCCTTCAGGGTGTCAAAATTGGAGCCGGGAGCATCCACGGCGCCAAAAACGGTGGCGTCAAACTTTTTGGCCAGTGCCAGAGGCAGGCGCTTCTTCAGCTCTTCGTACAGGCTGGGGATGTCGCGCTTGAACTGGTTGGAGAAAGGCACGATGACCGCCAGGGTGTACGGGGTCATCTGCTTCGTGGTCATGGTGCCACGCTTGACGGGCTTCTTGTCGGTCTCATTCACCCATGCGGCCTCGGGGTCGCCCGTGATGACGGGGATGGTAACGCCGAGACCCGGCAGCTTGATCTGGCGGGCCAGCATCATGATGGCCGAGCTTTCCTGCGTCTTCTGAAGAATTTCGCTGGAAACTTTGCCGGGCAGGGAAATGGACGTGGTGCGGTTGATGTCAACAGCCATAATAAAAATCTCCTTTAGTTGTTGTGAGTGACCTGGTTGAACCAGTCAACGAATTGCTCACTGGTGGAACCAGTTACCTTGTGAGAGGGGTCTCCGCCATCGTCCACATTGGGATACCCGGCACCCTGAGCGTCGCCAAAGGCCCACGGATTTGCTTTTACGGCCTCATCCAGAGCTTTGGCAATATCGGTGGAGCGGTCCTTGGAGCCTTTGAGTGCATCCAGGTCCAGCAGGGCACGGACAGCTTTCACGCTGCGGCCCTTCTTGCCGAAAATTGCAGTGTTCAGAGCGGTATCAAACTCAAAGCCATCGGCCTGCGCCTTCATATCGTTCTGGAGCTTAGTCATCTCGGCTTCGTACTCTTCCGGGGTCTTTTTGCCGTCAAACTTGGCAAGGCCGTCCTGAGCGGTCTTCAGCTGAGCCTGAGCGTTTTCCAGCTGTGTCTTGTACTGGGCAGCAGCGGTCTTTTCGCGGTTGATGTCGTTGCCGTTCTCGCTCATCAGCCAGTTCAGCTGCTCCTCAGTAATGCCGGGGATCTTGTTCTTCACGTCTTCACGTTTCATGATGGAAACTCCTTTCAAATTGTGAAATTGCAGCCTGAAGCTCCAGTTTGGTCACGCGGTTCTCACTCCGCAATGGTCAGGCAATTTTTCAGGCGGGGTACGCGCCGCCCACCGCTATGGAGCCCATTCCGTCCTCATGCGGGCAAAATGGGCATGAAAAAGGCAGAGCCGAAAATCAGCTCTGCTCTTTGGTATCGTTTTGGACTCTCGCCGCATACGCGGCTCGTTTCTGGGCGTTGATGGCGTCCTTGTTTTCTGCATAGTTGGCCCGGCGCATGGCGTTGATGTTGCCGCCAGCATCCCGGTACTGCTTGAGGTATTTGTCTGGATCATATCCGGCTACGGTGGTGTTGTGGCTGAATCGGATGGCATACTCGCAATTGCAATGGGCGTGGATGTGCTGGGCGTGGCCTCCTTTCAGGGCCTTGGAGGAAGCTTTCTGCCAGCCGCGGGAGGCCAGTGTGATGCAAAAGGCGCAGGTGTCGCCATTGGGGATCCATGCCCATTCGGCTCCATCCCGCCGGGCGTTTTGGAGCGTGGTGTCGGCTCCGGCCTGCTTCACAAGGCGGCTTACGCCGCCCTGCATCAGCGGCGGGCTGTTTTGGGTCCCATATACCATCTGAGCTACTTCGTCGTAGCTGGCGGTGGCGGCAGGGACTGCTGCCGGAACAGTGACGCCCTCCGCAGCGGCCATGGCGTCGTACATCTGGGCGGCAAGCTCGGCGCTGCCTTCGCCGTATTTCGTAACCAGCGCATTGGCGTATGCGATGAGCGCGTCCGCGTCCTCCATACCGTGGCGGTCGATGTAATCTTTCATCAGCTGTCCGGCCTTTCGGTTCAGCCGGGAAAGCCGGACAACGTAATCATTCCACGCTTTCGCCGACAGTTTCATTTTCTTCCTCCATCAGTACCCGCTGGCCGCGCACCCGCTGCTCCTGCGCTTTGATGCGCCGGATATCGGCCTGGTCAAAGCCCAGCATTTCCAAAAAAACGTCTGTGCTGGCAAACTCCTGCCGCGCAGAGGCGATTTTAATGGCTGCATCTGCCGTGACGGCCACGCTGGGCATGGCCGGATTTTTGAAGTGGGCCATGATGCTGCGCTCTTCATCGGTCAGCTCTTCCAGCGTCACATTTCGGGCAATAGCCTGCGCCATGCAGGCGATGGTCCGCAGAGCGTCGCCGTTGCTGGTGTTCAGCTGCTGTGCCATCAGCACCAGAGTCTGGCTCTGGGCCAGAATGGCGTCGCTGCTGGTGGGGTTTGCGTCGTTTATCACGCCCACGTCGGTGATGGTTAGGCCTGTGGCTGCCGCAAACTGTGTGGCCGTCATCCTCATCTTTTCCACATGAGGGGTCAGGCTGCCCTGTGCCAACTGCCCAAAAACGGGATTTTCACCCGTGTCGGGGTTGGTCGTGGCAGCAAGGATAGAGCCCATGTACTGCTTGAATTTGTCCGATGTGATGGCGTCAAACTGTGCGTCTGTCACGCCGAGGATATATTTTTGGGGCGTAGTATCAAACTCCAGCGCAATGGTAGCGTTTGCCACGGTACGCACATAGTCGTCAATCAGGGCGCGAATGGCTTTTTTAAGGCGGCTGCGCCCGAAAGGCTTGTCGCTGGTGGCGTTCCAGATCATCGGCTCCATCAACGGGCGGCCCATCTTGTGCGTGTGCCGCTTTGCACTCCACTGGCTTCCCGTGCGAGTCAGCACAATAATGTCTGTGTCTGTGTACAAATTTACAATGGACGGGATCCATTTGTCCTTGTTGGATTCGTCCTTTACCGTGTCCATGATGGCCATGCCGCAGTCGATGCGTCCTTTTTTCCCGTTCCAAAGTGCCGAGGCAAAGCCGGGAGAGTGGAAACGAATTTTGCACCCCATGGCGTCGTCCGCAGACAAGGTGGCGAAAACACAGCCATACTTAAGCTCATCCCGGCAAGCTTTTGCGTACTCGGCCACAAGGCGGTTGTTTTCAACAATTCGGGAAAGCCCGTCGATGTTCCCGCCGCTGCCGACGAAACCGTCGAACATACTGCGCGCCGCCAGAACATCAACGGCCTTTTGTCCCCAGTTGCACCCAGCATCCAGCTTCTTCAGGTCATTGGGCAGTGCGATGCCAAGATTGACATCGTTCAGAGTGATATGCCCTTCGTAGTACTTATCTTTCGTCGCATTCCGGCTCTGGTGATAGTCAAGAGCATTGGCCAGCGCAAGAAGGTTTGCCTGTTCAGTGGCCGTTAGGCCGTTCACATGGCCGAATTGCAAATTTATCATGTTTTTTCCTTTCAGCCGATGCGCATTTCGCGCGTCGGGTCGCGTTTGCAGGTTTTTGCTCCCCAAAGTGCCAGCGCACAGGCCTCAATGGGCAGGCTGTTTTCGCCGCCCAGACCAAAGCCGCCTCCGATGGGCCGCTTGGTAGCCGTGATGGCGCTTTCGTTCAGGACCGTCTGAGGACGGTACCAGGTCAGCCCGCCCTCGGCGATGCTGTTTGTGAATACACTGGCCGCTGCGATGACCTCGCGGGAAGAGGGGCGGACGATGGACGGTTTTGCTTTCCAGGTGCCTTTGATGCGGTCGATCAGGACGTCTACGCCGTTCCGGCCATCAATGACCACACAGCCTGCTTTCCTGTATCGCTCATTCAGCCAATCGGCCAGCCAGGTCAGGCCGTGCCCGGATGGCCTCATCTCAATTAGAGACACACGGGCAGGGCCCTCTTTCGGGATGACCGCACCGCATAGGCAAACGCTGCTGCCGTCCGGCGCAAATTTGACGCCGTAAGCGGTTTTTCCCTCCGGCTTCAGCTCATCGCTGGCGCATTTGGCCCACGCCTTGCGGTCGATGGCATAGTCGAGGCTTTCCGATGCTACCGGGCTCCACCAGCCCAGACGTTCCCGTGCAAAGGTGTCCGGGTCCATCTGTTCGGCTTCGCCCTCGATGGTGGAAAGCTGAATGCGGCGGCCCAATGCCGGGTTGGTAGCAGCCCAGCGTTTTGGGTCTTTCACATCGCCGATCTCCGGCACCGAAAACTCGAACCACGCCGCCTTTTGGGTCTTGCCGTCAAGTGCCCGCTGGCGCAGGCTGCGGAACACCGTCCCCACAGCGTCCGGCCCGGGAGGTGTGCCCACATAGACGGTCTGAGGGTTAAGGCTGGCCGAAATAGCTGGCAGAAAAGAGCCCTGCGCCGCTTCATCCAGCTCCTGCGCCTCATCAAAAATGAGAAGGTCGCCGTGCTGACCGCGTCCGCCGTTCCGGGTCCGGGCCAAGAACTTGATGCGTGCCCCGGTCTTGAGGATGATTTGCTCACGGCCCAGGGCGGTCTTGATCTCGGCAACGTGTTTGCGGAGTTTCGGACTCTCAAAAAAATCCCGCATTTCCTCAAAGGTCTCGGTGGCTGTTTTTTGCAAGTGGGCGGTGTAGATGACCGTCTCATTGAGCATGAGCATCCCGGCCCCGGCACGGCCCTGCACCAGCAGGCTTTTTCCGTTCTGCCGGGGCACAGACCCGCCGCAGGATGGAGCCGCCCACTTGCCGGAGGCGCTGCGCCCCATCCAGTCATCCAAGACGTCGCTTTGCCAAGGATCCAGAACAATGCCGCCCGCACGAAGAATGCGGACGGCGTCCATACCGTCAGACGACTGATATGACGGGGCGATTCTTTCGGACGGCTCCTGGCTTCCCACTACTTTCTCTTTCCGTGAGGATTTTGCTGATCTCGTCGCCATCGTCTTTCGCCCCCTCGATCTCTTCAATTTCGCGTATGGTCTCGCGGTACTGCTTCGTAAGTGCTGGCAGCGCCCGGCAATCCTTGCAGGAGTCGATGCTGGCAGCAAGGACGCTGGCAAGGCTTTGCAGCTGTTCCAGCCGGGAGCCGTTTGCAGTGACTGTCTTCATTTTTGCCATGCTCTAGCCCCTTTCAAAATTTCCCTGTGTGTAAATCGGCGCTGGACAGCAGGAGGTTCCTGGGGTGGGGAGGGGGGTACCCTCCCCACTACCATTTCCCATCGCTGATTTTTGGCGTTTTTCTGATTCTTGGCGGATTTTTCTCTCGATTTTGTGCAACTTTGTTTCCCTTTTGGGCGTTGCAGAAATAGTGCGCAGGCTGGAGGTTGTTCCAGTCTTCTGCCGCCGCGCGGGCCGATGGATAGCCGAACTGTTTCCAGCGGGAAATAGGCTTGATCTCATCTACGACAAACGAAAGCGGATGCGCTGCATCCGAAGGTTCGTCATAGTGGATTGGCCCGAGCCGACCGTGACAGATGCCGCATTCGCCGCCCATTGCCTTCAGCCGCGCCCGATTCTTTCGGCGCAGCGCACCGTTTGCGCTTCTGGGGTTTGTCATACCGCGCGTTCGCCTCCGATCGTGTCCTTTTGTTTCTGTGCTATCCCCCGCATCTGGAAGACCCCGCCGGGTGTTTCCCAGGGGAGGCCTATCTAAGAGAGGGGGAGGGGTATAAAACAACCCGGGGGCAACAAAAGCACCCCCGGGTATGCAAAAAGAAAAAGTGTCCACTGTGGACACTTTTGCAAATCATATTGTGCGCCGCTGGGGTTTGGAGCGGACGGCGCAGGATGTTTTCCCATTGAGCGCGCCGGATTGCTGAGGAGGAACTCTCAGAGCCGCGCTATGCTTCCCGCCGGGTAAATCGTTATGTACGCAAGAGCTGTGGGCCTCTGTCCGATGCCCGCAGTATGATAATAGCACATCTTTTTCGGACAATCAGGACAAAACGACCATTCCCGGACAATCTGGACAAATCGGACAAAACGTACATTTTCGGACAAATCGGACATTTCGGACAAAGCAAAAACGGCCAGCCCCGCCGGGCCAGCCGCTCAAAAGTACTTACTCTATTCTGAAATCCCAAAACCACGGTATCGCACTTGGGCCGCAGGCATCTACAAAGCGGTCAAACTCTCGGCGGAAAACGAGCCAGAAGATGCGGTTGCTTACTCTTGGTATGGGTCGGAGCTTTCGATTGTGCAAAATTCGGTTGACCTGATTGCGAGACAGGCCGCGTGCCATCATTAGCTTCTTTAAGCGCTTTGTTTTCATTCTTCTTCTCCTCTCTCGTTGTAGTCCTCGCACTCATGCAGGACGTCTTGGGAGTCAATCGTTGGCTTCTCTTTCTTCTTTCTGCCGTTCAGCTTCCGCCCGCATTCCGGGCAGTATTTCAGCGGACGAGCACGGTGGGTATACACTCCAATCACCCCACCCCCCTTTCGGTGGGTCTTTTCACAAAAGCAGGCATGATAAGTCGTGTAGACGTCTGGCCCGCCGGGGTATTTGCGGCGGAGTTGTCTGGCCCACTCGAATTCCTCGCAAAATTTACAGCTCATTCTCTCCACTCCAACCATTCACCTCACATTCTGTTCCACCCACCGATCCACCCGGCGACGGATGGCGTCGGCGTTAAAATCATAGCCCTGTTCCATGAGCTCCACAGCCACCTCTTGGGGCTTGCGGCCATTCAGGCACACGTCGGAGATCATCCAGCGCAGCATGGCGTCGTCACAGGTCTCGATGATGCGCTGGCCCTCCATGTACAGGCGCTCTTTTTCAGAGTTGATTTTCCTGAGCCGCTTGATTTCCTCTTCCCGCCGGGTGAAGGCAGCGTCTGTGCCGGACACGGTAGCGTGTCCCAGAATGCAGGCGTTGCCCTCCCCACGGGAAGATTTCACCACGTCCGAGGCAGGCTGCGGGCCGTCGGCCTGCATGGCTTCCAGCCGCTTGATTCTCTTCTTGCGGGATTCGATATCATACGGGATTGCGTACAGCTGCCTGAACTCTCGCGGTTTCATCCAAGGGCCTCCTCAAAAATCAATCATCGTTCAAATTAAACCACTTTACCAAATCGTCCACTATACAGCCCATGCCGATCCAGCCGTCGGTATAAAAGCTTTTGTCTTGCAGGATGATGGCATAATCTGCATAACCAGCAGTGCTTAAACGCTCTTTTGCGATTTCGTCCAGCCGCATCCAGAGCGTGGCCCCGCCGGGCAGGGACTGCTTATAATACTCGACTCTAAATTCCGGCTCGCACAGGTACAGCGTCCACGCTTCCTTGTCGTCCAGAGTCTTTCTTGCCAGCTTGATGAGTGTGTTAAGCCCACCGTTGCTGATATCCCTGGGGAAAGGCTTTGCTCTGGCCTGTGCTGCCAAATCCGCAGCAGGCTTTGCGGGTTCCACGGGTTTTGCAGCAGATTTTGCAGCATGCTTTTCCGGGGCGATGCCCTCATCCATGCAAAAGCTCACAAATCTTTCCCATGTCAGGAAAATTTCTTCGCCGCCGCTGTTATTCCCGAGATGTATTCCTTCTGGACTGCACCTTATGCTCCCGCTTCTCAGGTTTTCGGCAATGCCGTGCTTTACGTGCCAGCAGGATTCTAAACACTTTGCCGAAAATTCAGGTAAATTTTCCACCCAACTTTTTTTGCACACATCGTCAGCTACAACCAACACCCAAAGCGGGAATTTATCGGATTCTTTCGGTAACGTTTCCGCCGACGCTGCTTTCGGTTCTTTCTCCGGCTCTTCCGGGGTCTCTTTTTGCTTGGTATACTGCGCATAATCTTGTGCGTAGCGGTAAGCCTCCATCAGACCGATTTCCCCAGCCATAAGCCGCAGCTTGATGGTCTCGTTTTCGCAGGTCGCAATGACATTCAGACGGGCCGCTGCGCCTGCGCTCAGGCCAAGGATGCGGCAGCACTCATCCCGGACTTTGCCCTTCAGCTCGCCCCGCTTTTTTTTCAGGGTCAGAGCGTCCTTCAGGGCCTCGTACTGTGCCACACGCTCGCCGTCGGTCAGGTCGCGGGCCGTAGCGTTGGCCGTGATGAGGGCGATTTTATCGTCTTCTGGGCCCTTGCTGTCCAGAATCAGGCAGGGGAGAGACTCAAAACGCTTGTCGCCCTCATCGGCCAGCTGCTTACAGGCTGTAAGCCGCCGCTCGCCGCCGATGAGCTTGTAGCTATTGGCCCAGCGGATGACCTCCAGCGGCTGACGGACGCCGTTTTCCCGGATGTCATCCTTCAGGCCGGACACATCGCCCACGATGTAGATTTTCTTGTTGTCCGGGTTTGCCATGATGAGCTCGCGCGGCACCATCACCACCTGCATCTTCTGCCCCGCCGGGGTGGGAGTCTGGCTCTGGGCGTTCAGCAGGCTGCTTAATAATCCTGCGCTCATTCTTTCATCCTCTCTTTCTCCGCCCACGGGTCAATTAGCCGCGTTCCGCATTTTGTGCAGAAATTCTCGATGTAGTAGCTGTCATCGCACACATAGCCACAGACCGGGCAAACTTGGTCAGCCCCTGCATCTCTCCAGTACAAAACAGGCTTGCCTTTGTTTTTAGACTCGATCTTCTGAATCAGCACAGCGCGCAAAACATCCACATCGACAGGCTCCATTTTCATGATATCGTCTGCCATTCCCAAAAGCATATCCGCGGCTCCGTCTTTCATGAGATACTTGAGATAATTTTCATAGCCTCCCATAGCTTTGAAATTTTCCGAGTCTTTTCTCTCTTTTTCGGCAGCCTGTCGAAATCCAGATGCTATGGCAGCAGCGGGTAAAAGTCTAACCTCATCCATTTTCCTGTCCTCCCACCATCTTTTCCACGATATCGGCCAGCTGGCGATACTGCACGTTTGCCGGGACGCGGTAGGTATAAATCGGCTGGTGCAGGGTCTTGGCCTCCTTGACCTTGACGCTGTAGTCGATGCGCAGCACCTTTCCGTCCGGGTCACGGAAAACAGGAAGCTTGCTCTTGTCCAGCTGATCCAGCGCCCGCTGGGAATAGCCGCCCCGGGTGTACTTGGTGGCCAGCACGCCCATCACCTTGATGTGCGGGTTGAGCTCCTCCTTGACCTCGCTCACCTGCTCCATGATCTCCTTCAGGCCGTCAAAGGCCCATTCGTCACAGTCCGCCGGGATGATGACCCAATCCGCAGCCACGAGGGCGTTGATGGTGGCCATATCGATATCGGGCGGGCAATCCATGATGCAGTAGTCGTACAAGCCGTCTTGGTCGTGCAAGGCCCGCCGGATGCGGTTGTGCTGCGGGTGAGTGACGTCCAGCATCACCTGCTTGTTGGCCTTGAGCATCTCCATGGAGCACGGCGCGATATCCACATGGTCAAAGCGGGTGTTTACGATGGCGTCGGCCAGGATGTTCTCCATGGTCAGCACCTGGGCCATGGTGGTCATACCGGGGTCAAAGCGGCGGAAAAACTTGGAGGTGTTCGCCTGCTTGTCCAGATCCATCACAAGCACGCGGCGCTTGTGCATCTGGCCCAGGATGCAGGCCAAGTTGCAGGCGGTGACGGACTTGCCGACGCCGCCCTTGAGGTTGATGATGGCGATTCTTTGCATGGTCATAACGATTTTTCCTTTCTTCTCGGGCGTTATTTTTTCCGGCGGATGAACCGCTCGGCAGAAATCTGGATGCTCTGCCAGCGCTTTGTAAACCAGGCTTTCCACAGGATACACTTGGCATAGCAGGGGACCTTGCTGCAACAGCGGCAGGGGCTGTCCGGCAGGAGATAACGATCATCCAGCTTTTGCGGACCTCTCACGTGCTGCCACCCCCTTTCCGCAGCCGCCGGGACATTGCCGCAGCGCCAATTTCAATGCTGGGGAGAGCCTCGCGCTGGGATTGCTGGGCACAGAGCCCCGAGGTCTTGGTCATCTCGTAAAATTCCAGCGTCGTGGCCGCCCGCAGGATCGTGGTTTGCAGATAGGCCCGGATGTTTTTGATGGGCGTTGTGGTCTGGGCCAGGTTGTCCATGATGTATTCAACGTGCCGCCCGGTCAGCTTGTCCAGCAGCTTGCAGATGCTTGCTGTGGTCTGAGGCGTCTTGCCGATGTACTGGATTTTGTCCTGGCAGCAGTACATCCCGACAATGATGGCAAGCAGTTCTTCCAGCGCCGCCGGGTCATACCGCCCGGCCAGATCGTCGAGTTGCAACTGCTCCCGGAAGGTCTCTTCGACCTCGTTCCTGTCCGGGTTAGATTCCATCCATCCATCCTGTTTCGGCGCTTTGCGCTGATAGATAGATTTCTCTATTTCTTTCTCTATTTCTTTCTTGTGGGAAAAATTTACCCGGGTCTGAGGGAAAATTTTTTCCGGGTCTGAGGGAAAATTTTTCACCGGGGAAATTTTTTCACTAGGGAAAATTTTTCCCGGGTCTTCTTCGTCTGTCAGCACCAGATTTTCGATATCCGGCACGGTCTGGTAGATGTTGTAGGCCACCTTGCCGACCATTCGCGTGCCCTTTTTGAGAATGCCAATTTTGACAAAATTTGCAAGGTAATTTTTGGCTGATTTCTGAGAGATGTGAAGCCGCTCGGCAAGGTAGGTGGAGCCGCCTTGATACCAGCTCTTTCCATCCTGACAAAAGCCATAGACAACAGCCAGCGCGTTTGCCTCAGACACGTTAAAGCCAAAATTATCATACATCCAATCGAAGACGACAAGGTATTGACATCGTTTTTTCTTTTCCGCCATCTCATCGCCCCCTTAAAACGGCAGATCGTCGCTGTCGTCGATAATGGCGAAGTCGTCGGCGCTGCCCTGCGCGTAGGCCGGGGCAGGCTCTCGGCAGCCCGCCGGGGGATCTTCGCCGCCGTCATCCACGGGCTGATCCTTGCGCTTGCTGGCCCCGGCAAAGCTGATATGCTGGGCCACGACTTCCACCGCCGTGCGGCTGTTTCCGTTTCGGTCCTGATAGTTCCGGCTCTGCAAGCTGCCATCCACGGCGATAAGACCGCCCTTCTGGAAGTACTTGCAGACGAACTCTGCCGACTGCTGCCACGCCACGACGTCCACAAAATCGGCCTGCCGCTCTTCGCCCTGCTTCGCAAAACTGCGGTCGCAGGCGATGCGAAAGGTGGTGACTTTGGTGCCGTTTTGTGTGGTGTGCAGCTCCGGGTCGGCCACCAGCCGTCCCATGATCGCTACTACGTTGAGCATGATAAATAATCCTTTCCGACTTCTTTCATCCAGCGGTCGTGGCCGTAAAGCCACTCAAAAGTCTTTTGGGCCTCGCCCTTGAGCCAATCCGATGTCTCTGCATTGAAATGCACGCCCTCGGGCGGCTCATTGTGGTGGCGGTGGCACAGCCAGACCTTGAGGCCGTACCGCTCGGAAAAGTCCCGCAGCGGCCCGTTGAGGACGTGGTGCTCTTCCAGGTTTGTCTCTGTCCAGACAAGATACTTTGTCCGGCAGATGTAGCACACCTTGCGCCCCTGCATGATGCTCAAGCTCATTTTCTCGGCACCTCCTGCCATTGCTGATAATAAGCCGTGACGTTGGGGTCATTGACCCCCATCTCGGCCAGACGGTCAAAAATGCCGTCGATAAAGGCGGTCATCTGGGCAGTGGTAAAGCTGCTGGAGCCCATGGACGCCTTGACGGTGCAGCGGTTATTGTCCAGCAGCTCCACAACGTGCACAAGGCGGTACGCTTTGCGCAGGATGGGCACCGCCGCCACAGGCAGCTCCAAAAAATCGTACTCCAGCCCGTACTCCTCCAGCATCTGCTGGTAGCAGTCCTCGGGGCTCACGCCGCCCGCCCGGCCCGCGTTGTAGGTGTCGGCCATCACGGTCAGCAGCGCCCACATCATGCGGTTTTGGTTGAGAGTGCGGGCCTTGCGCTCCCGCTCCACCGTGACGGTGAGCCGCAGGGGCTGGCCGTGTGCCAGCTCATCCAGCCTCTGGCGGAGCTGAGTTTTCACAAATTCCGCCGACTTTTCCACCATGCACTCCCGCCGGGTGGGGTCGTAGGTGATGGGCAGCCGCCCGATTATGCTTTCTCGGGCCATAGGACTTTCTTGCCGTCGCTCAGGGCAAACTGCACCATGGTGATGGCACCTGCCTCGTCCCGGGCAAAGCGGTCCACCGTCAGCTTGGTAGCAGGGCGGTATTTGCCGCTTTTATCCTGCATCACGGGCACTCTGTCAGCCTTGAGGAAGATGGCAGGGAGCTCCATCACGTCCTCCGCAAAGCCCAGCATGGCCGCAGCGGCCAGAAAGCTGGTGTTTTCCTGCATCCGCTCGGGGCTGGTCGTGGGAATGTCCAGCGGCCCGGCGTCTTTGCGGACGTAAAGCCCCGGTGCCAGGGACAGCACCTCGATCTGGCACCGCCACCAGCTGCCGGAGCGGTAGTAGGTATCCCCCCATCCCAAATTGCCGTAGGTCTCGTTGAGCATCCGGCGCACATCTACCACGCGGGGCAGCACCATCACGCGGATGCCGTCGGAAGACGCCTCAATGCACCTTACCACGCACTCCTCCGGCTTGATTTGTGGGGCTTTAGGCCCGTTCATGGGAAATGTAATGGCGGGTGCATTCTGGGCTCCACAGGGCGGCTGTGCGCTCTTGGATGACCCGCGCCGCCCGCTGGGCGCTTTTGCAGTAGCCATGTTATCATCCTCTCTTTTGTTAAGTTACGCTTACGCGCTGGCAGCGGCTTTTCTTTATCCTCCTGCCGCCAGTGGAGGGCTCAGGCACGCTCGACCTTCAAAATTTGATCGCTGTGCATGATGTATCGATAGTGCATGGCGGCGTGCCAGTATGTGAGTTTTGACAAATGGAGCTGTCGCCGAGTATTCCGAATATCATCAAAGTAAAATGGCGTGGCCACTTCCAGCAGTTCGTCCGCTACGTCGGTTTCTGCTTCAAAAGTGAAACTTGTCTCATGCTTGGATTCTGCTTTATGTGTGCGGTGAAACGTATAGAAAACTTGAATTTTCATTTTTATGCCCTCGCAATCTCCAAAATCTGATCGCTGCCGAGAATGTGCCGCCCATGCAGCTCTTCGAGGGCACAGATCAGACGGGCCAGCGCATTGGCCGTGGGGCTCATGTAAAGAGCTTCGTCCCGAGTGAAGGGGACGGCGTCGGCCAACTTCAGCAGCGCGGCCAGCGCCGCCGGGTTGTCGATGACGATGCCAGTGGTACGCACTGTCCCCTTGCCGGATGTCCAGCCCCGGCCCGCGTGGGAGGTGTAGGTGATGGCTACCAGCTGTAAAGTGTTCATCTCTTCCACCTCTCACTTTTCCGGGAAAATCGGGTTTCCCAAGCTCACAAAATACTGATCCAGCAGCAAACCCAAATTGATGGTCTTGCCGCGCCCGTTCCCGCTCCAACCGTCCGGGAACTGATCGCAGACGTTGCGGGTGGAAACGCCCGTGATCTTCGCCGCCGTCTCCACATCGGGGGCCAGCGTGCCGTACTTCTCGGCCATCACGTTGTAGGATGCAAACCAAATATCATTACGCAATTTTCTTGCCACGTCTCACCAACTCCTTTTGCCATAACTCAAACCAGACCTGCCACCCATACGAGCGGCCCGCCGCTTTGGCCCGGGCCACTACGTCGTGGAGGCTGTCGCCCGTGGGCATAGGCTTTTCTTTTTCCTTGCGCAGTCTGGCCTCGCGGTGCTTCCTGCGGTTATTCTCCCGGTCTACCGCTTTCCGGCAGTTCGGGCAGTAGCGGGCGGTGTGGAAAACATGGACCATCTGCGCCCCGCAGCGCTCGCAAAGCTTATCGCGATAATAGCTTGGCCCCATCACCGCGCCGTCCTTTCCATGCGCCGATGCTTTGCGGCGCGGATGCGGGCGTTGTCGTCCCGCTTCCAGGCGTCGTACTTTGCCAGCAGCATCGGAGCGCCCACGACGATCGGCGCGAGGAGGAATGCCAGCAGCATCGTCTCGATGCAGTGGGCCTGCCACGGGTCGGTGCCCGTCCAGACCATAATGTCGGCAATGATAAATGCAGTACCGCTCATAACAAAACCGCCTTTCCGATGATGTATGCCAAGCTCAGGCAGATGGCAAAGTACGCGAACCAGCCCGCCAGCATCTTGCGGCTGGGCCGGGAGGCGCACACCGTGATGAGCACGGACAGGCACCCGCCGGAGACAAAGCACATGATGCAGATCAAGATAAACTTTCCAGCCGCCATGTCCTCACCTCATCCCCAGCGCCCGCTCGATGGGCTCTTTCGGGTTGTCGCAGGTGTATTTCCCTGCAACATACTTCTGCACCTGGCCGACGCCAAGGCCAGCCGCGCGGGCCAGCTGGGCGTAATTCCAGTTGCGCAGCGTCTTTTGCTTGACGACCTCGGCCTTCCATTCCGGCGTCCAAGTCGTAGCAGCCATTTTCATCACCTCATTTTTACAAGATGTTTCATTTTAAGGGGTTAAAAACATTGCCAAGCGGTTGAAACAGGTGTAAAATGAAATTGTGGATAAATCAAAATACAACGTGTCAGACTTGGCAATGCGTTTGGTCTGTGGAAGAAGAAAGGAACTGAACTGCCACAGGCCCGGCCCAAGCTCCTGCTGCGGTGTGGGCCGTTTTTCTGAACAGGGAACTTTGGAAGTACTTGCGGAGGTTACTAACAAAAAGCAAACCCTGAGTTTGCACCCCGGGCCAGACTCGCCATCTGGTTTCCTGAGCACGACTTTATTATAACTCGAAAATCTCGAAAACTCAATAAGTAAACACGAAAAACTCTAAAACCGTTATTTTGAACAAAAGGTAAGGTGAAAAAATGGCAAATATTCCAGAAGAATGCCGTTGTCCTAAGCTTTTTGAGACGCTTGATAAGCTTGACATGTCTCAAAAAGAATTTGCGGACAAAATCGGTGCGTCTACCGGTAATGTGAGTGATTGGCTAAAAGGAAGAGCCAGTCCCACACGTCGCCGGTGGGCAAAAATTTCAGAAGTGCTCGGGATCCCCGTTGAGGAGCTCATGGGCACAAAAAAAGAGCCCACTTTGAAAAGTGAGCTCGGTTACGAGTGGCCGGATGTAGAGAATGCATATAGAGAAGCGTCGCCAGAAGCCAGAGCCGCAGCTAGAGCGGCAGCTTTGGCTGTACTAGAGAACGGAAAAAAGTAGAAGCAACACAGGGCAAATGCTCAGAAATTCAATGTAATATGTAAAAAATCGGGAGGAATCGCAATATGTCATTGTTTGGTAAAAAAGAAAAAGAAGAAATCGATCGTCTGAATGAAGAATTGCAGCGGTTAAGGGATTCTATGCCCTCGGAGAGCCGGACATTAGAGAAAATCAATCAAGAAATCGAGGAGAGCAAAGCGGAATTATCGTTGGTTGAAACACATTTGAAGCAACGGCAAGACGAATTAAACAACGCTATTGCAGACTTGCAGAAGACCAAGAGCGAAATAGTTGAAACGGAAGAAACCGTCCTCATGCAGAGTTTTGGAATCTATACGCCGCGATATTCATTTATGAACTCCGACGAATATAAGGCCCACCTGCTGGAGATTCGTGCAAAGCAAAAGAATATGGTAAAAAACAAAACCGCTGTTACTGGAAGTTCCAGCTGGACTGTAAATGGTAATGCGGCCAAAGGAAACAAGATGGTTGCGGATATGCAGAAACTACTTCTCCGGGCGTTCAACTCCGAATGCGATGATGTAATAGAACACGTCAAATATAATAATATTGCGGCCAGCGAAAAGCGGATTACTTCTTCTCGCGATGCTATCTCAAAGCTTGGAGCAATCATGAGTGTCGGGATTGTGCCGCAGTATTATCAGCTCAAAATCGAAGAGCTGCACCTTGCATTTGAATATGCTCAGAAAAAACAGCAAGAAAAAGAGGAGCAGAAAGAAGCCCGTGCTAGAATGCGGGAAGAAGCAAAACTGGCTAAAGAGATTGAGGAAGAACGTAAAAAGTTGGAAAAAGAGCAGCAGCATTATCAGAATGCATTACAGCGTATTATCGCCCAGCTTGAAACTGCTTCTGAAACCGATCGCACGGCAATTGAGGAAAAGAAAGCAGAGCTTGAGGCACAGCTGGATAGAATCGACAAAGAGTTCAAAGATGTTGACTATCGAGAAGCAAATCAGCGGGCAGGGTACGTTTATGTTATCTCCAATATTGGCGCTTTTGGCGAAAACGTGTATAAAATCGGCATGACTCGCCGCCTTGACCCGCAGGATCGCGTGGATGAGCTTGGAGATGCGTCCGTTCCGTTCAACTTTGATGTCCATGCTATGATCTTCTCGGATGATGCACCTCGGTTGGAAGCAGCATTGCATAACGCTTTCGCCGACCGTAAGCTGAACTTTGTTAACCAGCGTCGGGAGTTCTTCAACGTCACGCTGGACGAAATAAAGAAAGTCGTGAAGGAAAACTATGATCGCTCGGTGGAGTTTGTGGAGCTTGCTCCAGCGGAACAGTATCGTGAATCGCTGAAGCTAAAAGAGCAGATAAGGAGCAAAGTGTAAATAAAAGAGCCCGTCTGTCGTGGCGGGCGGATTTAGTGCGGGCCTCTAAGGCCGAAGAATTTTCATAACAACATCCCACAGTTCGGGGTGAGATTTTAAGTATTCCAAAAATTCGTTGTCGGTCATTTCAAAACACCCCTTTAGGTTGTATTTGCTGGTTCGATATTACAACAATTATAGAGAAAAATCAAGCATTCAGAGGAAAAAACATGAAATTTGTAAAAACTGGAAAAATTGCGATTGCTGGTTTGTGCATTATGGTGCTTGCGGTGGCCGTTTCACTCACGGGCTGCTCTGGCGGCGGGGCCTCAGTACAAAGCCCAAATGCTTCCATCACGGTGCCGGGCAAAAAGTACGTTTGCATAATTGCCGAGGATGGAACCGTCCACGACGGACGATTTGAGGACAACAGTTTTGTGGAGAAAAAAGGCATTAAACCCGCCGGGCCTGAAAAGCCAGCCAATCCAGATAATACCTACGTCTACTTTGATTCGTTCCCGGATGATAAAACCAGCGGGACGGATTATGTCTGGGATGGCTATACGCTGAAATACTCGCCTGTGCGCAAAATAGATGGAAAGTATGTTTCTGTGTCAAACGAAGTCCCTAAACAACCAGCGTGGGATGACCCCAACTATGGGGAGATAAGATGCACTGAGGTTGTATACTGCCAGATAGCACAAAACGGTAGGCTCTATAATCTGCATTATGCAAGGATTGCAAATCTCCCGCTGCAATTTTCGGAAGGAACGGTTTTCTTTACGAAGTTCCCGGTGTATCTGGGAAATGGTGAGAATTTTATTTGGGACGGGCACACGCTGACTTATGACAGCATCCACATGTAAAAGTGTCCACAGTGGACACAAAATGACCCCCGCCGCCGGGAAGGGTGGCGAGGGCTTGGGTCAGACTTCCTCCAGCGTTGTGTTGTTGATGAACCGCACCCGATCGCCGGGGTTGCGGCCTGCGGCTTTGTCCTCAGCGGCCCGGGTCAGGATGCGGGCCGCGTCCTCGTACAGCTCCACCGGGGCCCCGGCACGGGCGAGGTGGTAGACGATGCGCAGCGCAGCTTGATGGGTAAACGGGGCCAGCAGCTGGATGATGGTGTTGTGGTCACACGCCATAGCTCAACCCTCCCACGGGGCCCGCGTCCGCTCCACCTGGGGGCGGCTGGCGGGCATACCGTCAATGATCTCCATATCGTCGGGGACGACAGCGGGTGCGGACAAAATACAGTACAGCATCTTTATACCTCCATCGTGGCTATTTTTTACATAATTGTTATAACATAACTCAACGTAAAAACAAAAGTACCAATTTAAGTTAAATTTCGTAAAAATTTGAACTTGTGAGGTGAACAACTGTGAATAAGGCGGATGAATACGCGATACGAGTATCAAAAGCGTTGATAAGCGCACGGGCTCATGCCGGGATAAGCCAGGACAAGCTGGCCAGCCGGATGGGCTTGAGCCGCCCCACCATTGCGGCGTGGGAGAGGGGCGCAAAGATGCCGCCAAGCCCCATGATCCTAAAGTGGTTTATGTGCTGCGGGGTGTCTGCTACACGGTATGTGGATGCCTGTATCCACCCCGGCCTGCTGGAGCACCTGGAGGACGACCTGGGCGACGCGGAAAAGCGGAAAATCCTCCACGAGGCGCTGGATGAGGCGAGTATGTATGAGATCAATGCCCTGATCTATCTCCGCTACGGTGACCATGGCTCAGATCACCTTGCTGTTCTCACCGAGATGCTGGCCAACCTCCATTGCCCGCTGGCGGCTCGCGTGTCGCACTGCGGTGCCATCATCGACGACTACGAGATGGCTCAGGCCAAGGGCGCCGACTCAGACCCCAACGCTACCCCGCAGCCCATCATGGCGCTCCTGCGGCAGGCTTACAACTGCGGCAAGGCCGCCGCTATGGCCGACAAGACAGCGTACTCAGTCACAAGGGAGGGAGCAGACGATGCCACGAAAAAAGACAAAACGTGAAGATGGCCGCTATGAGATAAAGCGAAAGATGCCGGACGGCAGCACCAAGCACTTTTTCGGGTACACGGTGACAGAGGCAACGGCAAAATATGAAGCCGCCCGGGATGAGATGCTCCGGCAGGATGAGCAGGAAGCCGCCGGGCCGACGTTCCGAGAGGTGGCCGAGGCCTACGAAAATTACATTACGGGCTCGACAAAGCCCGTCAAACGTGGTACAATAAGCTCCTACCGCAAATACCTTCCTCAGTTTTTGGAAAGCTTTGGTGATCTGCGCATGGCCGATATCGACGCGCAGAGCATCAGCAGCTACTGGGAAAAGATGAAGGTAGACGGTAAAAGCTTACATACCATCACGAACGCGCGCAGTGTGATGTCGTGCGTTTTCCGCTACTGGTGCTCCAACTTCCACGGCACAGGCAACCCGGTGCTTTTGTCCGAGGTGCCCGCCGGGATGAAGCGCGGCAAGCGGGAAGAGCCCACCAAGGAGCAGTGTGACATCATCAACGCCCACCCGGACGGGTGCGGGTTCTGGGCCCAGCTTTTTGAGTATACAGGCCTCCGCATAGGCGAAGCAAACGGGCTCCGCTGGGAAGACGTAGACCTCGAAGCCGGACTGATCCACGTGCGCCGGGCGATGCCGTGGGAGCACAACCGCCCTTATCTGGAAACGCTAAAGTCAGAAAAGGCGTACCGAGATGTGCCGATCTTGACGCCTCTGCGGCCCGCACTGGGCCAAAGGAAAAGGCTCCACAAGCCATGGGAGTATGTGCTCTCCGGCAAGGCAGAGCCGCTGTCACAGTCGCGTTACGATTGGGAGTGGGCCATGTACTGCCGTCCTTTGGGCCTGTGCACGCCGCTGGAGATCAACGCCAAGGTCAAAGGCCATCCAGACCAGGTGCGAACCTACTACAAATGGAAGGCAGTTGTCACCGCCCACCAGTTCCGGCACCTCTACGCCTCTAACCTTTTCTATGCAGGCGTGCCGGATATGGTCGCGCAGAAGCTCATGGGCCATGCGGATATCACAACGACCCGCCGGGTGTATCAGCAGCTGCGCGAGTCGGAGGATGAAAGGTACTTTGCCCAGTTGGATGAGTATGTGAGCAAAAGAGCAGACAGAGCAGACACCGAGGTCTGCAAAAAGTCGTCAAAAGACTGAAAACAACGTGTAGTTGCTCTCTTGAGGGGGTTCAAATCCCCTCCCTCGCACTTTAACAAAACCCGCATGAAAACTGGATTTTCCAGCATTCATGCGGGCTTTCTGTTTCTTTGCGATTTGCAAATACCTGCAAATAAATGCGGATACCAGCACATAATCGCTTTCCCGAAGTCTGCAAAAAGTCGTCAGGATTTAGGAATGTGTTCCCAGTACTCCACGAGCTTGTTGTCTACAGCGTCTTTGTCGTGCAGGAAGGCTGCTGCCATATCAGCATAAAAGGCGGGGGTGTCGGCCCCGTACTCTTTGGCCACGGCGCAGTAATCGCTGTACATCATGCAGAGTGTGACCCAAAAATCGGTGGA